CTTCCGGCCACCAGCGCCACCATGCTTCAACATAGGGATTTGATTCTTCTTCGTAAATTTTAAACCAATCGATATCATTGCGATGATTCTTAACCATAGTATATGGTCCGTGATCTTTGATCTCTTTATAGTAACTGCTAGAATGTTTAGGGTGGCAATATCCGCATTTAAAATTGCATTCGTTTCCAAAGCTAACTTCAATGTACTGTGGATTTACCGGAGCTAGCGGATTCTCTTTTATAGCTCCTAGACGCTGCTCTGTAAAGATACTGGCATTACGTTCGTGTCTGTCCGAAATATATTCTTCGCCTAGTGCTTCAATGTTCCAGCAGTATTGACAGCCTGCAGGTTTTTCTCCCTGCATCATTTCTGCACGTTGGCTGATTTTTTCTTTAGTATTATGTAATGCACTGGGGTCAATTGCTATTTCTTCTAAAGGAATTTTGTGGGGTGCTGGATGATAACAACTGTGAGTTTCGCCAGTCTGCAGATAGATAGTGGTGTGATGCCACTTCGCCAAACAAAATGTTGGTGAAATCTCTTTCATTATAGGAATGAATTTTTGTATGCGGGCTTTATCGTCCAAATCTTTCTCTCAGCCAATCAAAATCGTTGATCATTTTCAATGCTTCGTTGTTGTCTTTATTTTCTAATCCGTATTGTTTACCTTGCACGGCACCTTCAATGGCTTCTCTACCAAACTGTCGATCAATTCCTCTAGTGCACCAAACATTTAATCTATAGTTTGTGTCGGCATCATCCTGTCGATCAATAGTTTTGCTGGCTAACTTCACACATTCTCTAAATGCACTCTTCCATGTATTAAATGCATCTACGTTGAAAGCAGTAATGTTACTGATCTCTGGCATTGCTTTGAACAGTAATGAGATGCTGGTGGTCATATCGGGCTTAGAAACATCCATGTTTTGTGTTAGGCTCTTAGGCAATAGTTTTACACCGCCATACCCGTATTCTAGATCGTTAATAGGATTAATACTTCTCCAGACATGAACATTTTCTAAATCATATTCGCTGACTACATGATCGAAATTAAAGGTATCCAGTATCTGTGCGTCAGCATCTACTACCCAGAACATTTTTGTAAATGCTTTTTTTGCAGCCGCAATATGTGCTTGATGTATGCCTTTGATTCCTTGAACTCGTTGAGCATAGGGGAATCTCGCTTTTAGGCGAGCAAAGTTTTCATCTGCCTGCGGCTCATTGTAACTGATAAAGATTATATCGTATCTCATTGTTTGTAGTAGGTCAGTCCTAGATTAATAGTTTCGTCATATAAATCTAACATATATTTGCTCTGCTGCGGAGTAAAATCGGGCCAATCCAGTCCTAGATTTACTTTTATCTTTTCTCCTAGCTCAACAATGTCATGTTCTATGGCAGTGTGATCGATATTATGTTCATACATATTTCTTAAGATTTCAAAATCTCTAACATCGATGTAATTCCAATCTGTGCAATTAGTCATCCATGTTCCCATTCGGGCACCAAGAATAGCATACAATCCATGTTCTTCATGTGCGCCTACAGTTGACCACATACGCAATCTATGGATGTTATGCCACCAGATGCGTTCTTTAATTTCCTGTGGCGGCACACGAACTCCGTCAAGCAAGGTCATCTTGACACCTTCGCGGAATCCTGCTCGCCATGCTTGGAATGACGATCCAGTTATAACGCTGTCACTGTAGACTCGAGGAAAATTTTTATATCCCTCTTCCCAACAAAAATCAACCTGTCCGCGATCGCTGTCGCTGGCTTCGTGAGTGCGCATGTTTAACACAAATTCTTTCTTCCAGATTTTGAGCCCACCATTACCGTATCGCAGTCCATTGACGCTGTTGCGGCCACACCATCCATAGACCTGTATCTTAGGATCACTCATGTCTAAGTCCAAGTCAAAAAAATCAGTGTGTACGATATTGTCGGCATCCACGGTGATAAACCATTCGGTATCTGATAAATTTGCTGCGGCCTTGTGTGCAGCATCTGATCCTTTGATTCCATGCACACGTTTAGCCCATGGTGCTTTTGTTAGCAGGTCAGCATAATGCACATCAGCGTTAGGTTCATCATAGCTAAGAAATACAATATCAAATTCTACTATTTTCATTTTATGTCGATCAAATAATTTTTAAAAATACGTCTTGTATATAAACTAAAATTTTCTGGAACTTCAATGTCATTAATTGTTTTGGATTTTTCAATAATATCTGATAGAGTGATAGATATCATCTTAAACAAGATATTAGGATCGTTGTAATCAGTTAATAAAAAATCCATTTTTGTTTCGCCATCCCAAAAGATTTTTCTTTTTTTAACTGGTTGAAATTTTTTGTGTAATTTTTTTGTTCCAAACAATTCTTCTGTCAATTCAAACTTTAATGTTTTTTTCTTTCTATTGTAAGTTATGTAAACATCGGGTTTTTCAAAATCCACATGCTGTTTTTCTGTCACACGATGTAATACATCATCAATTTTATTAACACTCTTAATCTCGGCTATTTCTAGTGTGTTGGAATTTACATCAACAAAACAAGTGGATAATAATATCTTTCCCTCTATTATAAATTCAGCAGTTTCTCTGTCAATAGATATTTTATTAGGTTTGTCATCGAACGCATGGCTTGGCCCTACACTGTATACTGTTCCGCTAATAGGATCAAACAATGCCGAATATGTTGGTTCGGGTATTTTAAAATCTATAAAAAATTGATCAACATCGATTATTTCTTCCATGCGATCTCCTCTAATATATTAATTACTTCTGTGGTAATTTTATCTTTTTCTACATAGTGAACAATATCATACTGTTGATAATTTCCTATTTTCAATCGTCCTTGTTTATTGAGATAAAATCCCACATGATCGCTCCACGCCTTTGCCGGCCATGGCCAGTTTTGTATCATTGGTTTCATATGAACTACTCTAGGAAATTCTAATTCATAGCTGATGTCATCTTCTATCCCTAGTATTTTTGCGCTGAGTGCAAATGCTTCATCAGTGCCAACAACTTTAGGTTTATAATCAGCGAGAAACACGTTTGAAAATTCAGCTGGATTTTTAATTATGTATCGACCTAAATCAAAAAATTCTTTGGCTGTTTCTGAATCTTTCTTAAAGAACGTATAAAAACTGTAGAAGTTAGGTAATTTATTTCTTACGAATGCTCGTCGATAATATTCATCTTCTACTGTCTCTCCTCGATATGTATAACTCTTGTTGGCGATATACAATTCAGAATTTTTGATAAAATAATCAATCCAATGGCTGTAATCACGCATGAACAGCATGTCTGCGTCTAGACACACAGTATATTCAAAGGGCGATAACTGATCCATCCATGAGCGTCCATCCCAGAATGTTTCTTGATTCCATTCTATCACATGATCAAATACCCAAGACGAATTTAATTTAGATATTCTTTTAGGATCATCCGTTACTACAGCAACTTGATCATAACCTGGTTTCTGAGTATTTTTTATAGTTAACGCTAATGCATAGGCTAATTGTGTATAGTCTACTTCATCATGTTCGGCAACAACGATCAAATATCCAAAGTTCATATTAATTCCAAAAGCTGTTGGGCGTTTCTTATCAAACTCTGTTTATTCATTACATGAATATCTGCATTTTTTACAGCGGTAGCACAGTATGTTCCGTTTAATGTGGGACTGACTAAAAACGTTAATTTTCCTGTAGCATCAACCGAATGCAATATATCTTTATCCAGGGCCGAAAGTACTGGAGGTAAGCTAGGTGTTTCATTAGTTTCAAATCCATCTAGAATATGTTTGGCCACGCTGAAAGAAATATCATTTCTGTATTGTCTTGTGTCAAATCTAAAAAGATCGCCATAGTATTGATAATTGTCCTTGATGTAATTTACCATGTCAAAATAGGCCCGACTTCTTTGATTTTTTGTGAACATCACAATAGTGGCCCAATAGAGATGCACACCTGTATCTGATACATATCTATCATGGAACCCTAATCTCTTTTGATCATAGATATCGTTTATTGCTTGAGATATGAGAATGTCTTCATCAAGGTCCCAATACTCATTTAATCGATCTGAAAAAATTAAATAATCACTGTCTAATAATAAAGTTTTATCATATGGGGTAAGATCCCAAGCACTGGCCCTATTAAGATTTACGAATGGCACTGTGGTGTTATTGATTCCGTCGTGCAATCTTCTTTGATTATCTGTTTTTGGCTTTTCTACCAGAATTATTTTATCAAATAATTTTTCTGCACTCTGATATATACCTGATGTTTTCATCCATGCTGTCGTAGATTCATCAGTGACTAAAGATACTGGTATAGCAAGATGTTTCTTGGCCAGGCCTCCCGATATCATAGACATTAGAGCATAGTCTATGTCTCTGTTATTATGGGCAAAAATCAAAGCACCTCGTGTCATAGATCTAATAACTTTTCAACACTTCTGCTTTTTTTCAAACTTTCATGTTGCTCATAATATTCAAGTGTGGCTGTAAAATATCTATCAACTATCTCGTCTTTGAAAGTTAATAAATCATCGATCATTATCGGATTATCGTTGGCATCTAATAAAG